GTCTCGGTGTTCGCTGATCTCGCTGAGAAAGCACACGAAAAACTGCGACGTGAGTTTCCGTTATCTGATGATGAATCAGATGACGAAACGGAGTCTGCGAAATCTAAATTTCGAGACGCCTCTGCTAGACAGAAACACGGCGCAGTGCAAGCTGGTTACGGTAAGGCTTACGCCAGCCGGAAAGCACGAGATGATCTCAAACAAGATAAGAATACTTCTTTTCAGCAAGAGCGCCCTAAAGCGTTAACTACTGAAGAGTATGAAGGTATGGCTCATAAACTTGGAAAAGTTATGCCTGCTATATTATCATATTGTTCTAATCCTGATGAGGTCTACTCCGCTGCATTTCGGATGGGCCGGGTTTACGCGAAATACTCTGAGATTGCTTTTAAGCAATTTAAGAAAGCCTTTGCCGCTGATTCAGGCGAGTTTGATAACTCTATTTTTGATCGGTTTGACACGTACGATGCTTTGTGCGATTATATTGATGAGCGAAAGATAACGCAATTTAAGCCTTTGGCTCAAGTTGGTAAGGATAACTATTTCAATATTCCACCCTTTTCTATTGGTGTTGGCAACGATTCTGGTCGTATTGCTGACATCGCTCGTAGTAAGAGTGGGTTAAACATCAAGAAAAACGATATACCCACGCCTTCCATTGTTGGGAAGGATTGGGCTGACTCTGATGAAGACAGCGACATTGACTTGAATGATTTAAGGATGCGACTCGGAGTTTCCGAGTCTGTATCTGTTAAAGAAGTTCGTGACGCGTTAAAACAATCCCGGCGGCTCAAGAAGGGTCGTCAAAACTTGACAACAGTGACAAGTGCTGTTAGTTCTAATGCTCCTACCCAAAAGAATCCAGTAGTTGAGGCTAATATTCCTATTAATAAGAATGTTCCGCTTCCTAAAAATGCGCTCCCAGTCTTTAATAAAAGTAAAGATGAGGTTCGTGTCTTCTGGCTCTCTAAGTTTAAGAGCAAAAAGCAGTTTTTTGCATGTCCCGACGTTGATATCAAGCAATATCCTGATTGCTATATTATCGTCCGCGAAAAACCAGTGTTTTTGAAAGATATCAAATCTAAAACGTTTGGTGTGTCCCCAAATGCTCTCCGAGTATTCCCAGCCGCATCGGTCGGTTCTTCAGTGAAGCCCGTACTGGTGTGTGATGCTCCCCCGTCTAACACTCAGGTATCCATATACAACCCGGAGGACGATACCGTCTCTAGTGGTAATGTCACTATTCGCGAACATTGTGCTGTTTATGCGGCTACTACTTTTCCTGGTTGGTGTGGTTTATCTGTTTGTTCTACGTTTAAGGAGTTTGTTGGGAAAGCTATAGGAGTTCATAATCGAGGTCACTCGGATGGAAATTTTTGTATTCTTTTCAAACCATTGTTAAAGGAAATAGACAACTATTTAAAATAGACTGCCCCTCCCCAGAGGGGCATTCTGGACGTATAGTTCCATTTAGCTTAAATGAACATCGTTGCGGACCCGTGTTACGGGAGTATAGAGAGTTGAATCCTCTGTACACAACAAAGTTTGTTATACCTCTTGGCTCTGTTAAGAGTAAATGTTATCAAACTCGGTTGTTCGCCTCCTTCGGTAAGTTGGAGCGTGTAGTTAAGTTTTCTGGAGTGAAGCCTGTTGATGCCAATGTTTGGACTTCAATTTTAAAGATGGATGCGCGGCCCAACACTTCTATTGACCCTTTGGTTTTTAGAAGAGCGTTAGCCCGATCGTGGACAAAGCTTTGTTTTGCTCTAACCCAACCTTTAAATTTTGTGCCCGAATTTGTCTTAACGACCTCAGCGTCTTTTCCTTTTACAACAATGGGTTTCCGAACCAAGGAGTCTGTTTTTTCTGACATCAACTTTTATGATATCTTGGAGTCTCCTGCCTCGCATGATTGCGTTTGGCGGGTTTCCCCTAAGGAGGAGTTGAAACTTTTGACGGAAATTGATTCTAATAAGATTAGAACCTTCATTATACCCCCGCTTCATTTGTTGTGGTGGCAGAAGGTTTTCTTTTCTAATCAAGATCAGTTTTTGAAGAAAGGTGTTTTTGGTGATATTCGATACGGTCAAGTGTTCGCTTATGGTGGTTTTCATCGTCTTATGGAGCGTCACCGTGGTAGATTAGTCTGCTATGGTGATGTCTCTGGATGGGACAGATTACTTTCTATAATGAAGAATATATATGACCTGCGATCGAAAGGAATCGATACACAGTCTTTAGAAGAGATTTATTCTTGGACGGTTACTAATACTGTTAACAGTATATTGTTGCTGCCCAATGGTGACGTGGTTGAGAAAGAGTGGGGTAACAACTCCGGCAGTGGAACCACTACTGGAGATAATTGTATTGGACATCAGATCATAAACGATTACAAGCGAGAACTATTGCCAAAAGGCTCAGATTATATATCTGATGTTTATGGTGATGACTTCCTTTCATCCGTTAGCGGTATGGATCGTGGGTTACTGCTAGACTTGGAAACGCGAGTTTACTCGACGTTTGGTTTAGCTTTAAAGTTTTTACATGTGATTGATGGTCCAGTTGGTGCTCAATTTTTGGGTGCCACCTGTGTTCAGTATGACAATTGTTACCTTCCCTCGTATGATTCAGACCGTATCTACGCATCGTTGGTTATTTCGAATTCCCGTCATGGATATGATGACGAAATCTCGAAATATTATGCTTTAATGCATTTAGCTTGGAATGACAGGCCTTTATTTGATGAGATATATAGAATTCTTATTTCCGGTGTCGCTGACACAACGTGTAATGGACCTATGCTCGAATTTATTCGAGAGCATGGTTTACCCACGTGGGAACAAGTTGTCTATGGTTTTTGGATGGGATCTGAGTCTTACTCAATCCCGGAGGTGGATGGATTTAAAAACTATCTATCATCAATAAATGTTATCTAAAGTTGAGTTCATGAATAAGCATAAAGTCAAGTTTGACAAACAGGGTCTCTCGATTTCAGAGAGATCCAAACGTTACAAAGATTACACTCTATCAAAGGGTATGCGTTCCGTTCCCACTGGTCAGCCTAAGATTCCGAAAGGTTCAAAGGCTGCACCAGGGACATTGTCGTATTCGACGATGTCTCAGTGCTCGAAACTGTATGCTGCTGCGTTGTGTGATCCTTGGGACGTTCCGGGGGGGGCATGTGTTCCTGATGCCGTTACTTTACCAAGTTATAAAGTTCCAC